GCCCGGCGCCAGAGCTGCGCACAGCGCCCGCCACTCAAGAACCGACAGGCGCCAGAACAGCTCCGGGTTCAGCCCGAAGCGCAGCACCCCCAGCGCGAACCAGCCCCGCCAGTGCGGGCTCATTTGAGGTTCGCCTCAAAACAGGCCAGGACCGCCTGCGCGGCTTCCGCCGGCGCCACGGACTGCGCCAGCACGTCGGCTTCTGCGTGACCGCCCGCCCGCAATACCGCGGTCAGGACCGCCGTCAGATCCGTCGCCGTCAGGGCACGGAACCGCGCCGCCAGCGCCTCCATGCCGTCAACATCCAGCACATGCTCGATCTCCATCAGGGCCGCGAGCGACAGGCGCAATTGAACCGTCGTCTCGCCCAAACGGGCCGAGACAGTTCCAGGTTGAGAGATTGTCATGTGAAAGCCCCAGAGTTCGGGTTTAGTCTCGGCGCAGGATCCCAGCTCAAGGATGACCCATGCGCCGCGCTCTCGCCCTCCTCGCCCTCGCCTCGCCGCTTGTTCTGTGCGGCTGTGAAAGCGTGTTCGAAGAGGTCTATGACGAGCGCTATGAGGATGAATGCGAGGAATTGCGCAATCCCGACGCCTATCGCGCCTGCCTCAATGATCTTGAGGACCATCGGCGCCAGCGCGAGATCGAGGATCGCAATTCATAACGGCGCAAAGCTCAGCGCGCCGGCGGAGCTGAGTGAGATCGAATAGCTCGCCTCGCCGTCATGACGGCCGGAATATTCCAGCGCCGTGACCAGGAACGGGCCTTCGATGACGCCGAAATCCGGCACGATCACCTGAAAGCTGCGCCGGGCCTGATCAAAGAACACGCCGCGCACCGTCTCGTCCGCCGCGCTGTCCACGAATATCCCCGCGCCCGAAATCGCCGCCTGACGCACCCCGGCGCCGTCCAGCAATTCACGCCAGCGCCCCGGACTGTCGGCATGGGTGACATCCACCGCCCGCGCGTTCAGGGAAAGCGTTTTCGCCCGTAAACCCGCGAGACTCGTGAACGTTTCGGGCGATCCGCCATCGCCGATTTTCAGCAAGACACCCTTGCCCGCCTGCGCCGTCATGGCCTGTCTCCTTGAGTTTGAAGTAGCGCCCTCACCCGCGCCAGCCCCTGCATCACGCGGCTGTCAGACGTTGAGAACAGATCGGCGTAGACGACCCGCGCATGGATCGCCGTATGGGGCGGCTCCAGCGCCAGGGACGCCGTATCGAGCGCCGTGCGGATCGCGCCCAGCGCCTGTTTGATCGCCTCGGCGTCATCGCGTCGGCCCCTTATCAGAAGGGTCTGGCGCAATTCGATCAGGCTGGTTTCGCTGGCGTCCGCGGCCTCACTTTCCACGCGTCCCAGATAAAGGAAAGGATAGCGCACGCCCGAGCGCGGCAGGTCAAACACCCGCTCGCCGAGGACCGTCGCCACGCCTGCATCCGCGAGAAAATGGTCCAGAAGTCCGCTCTGGAAGGCGGCTTCCGCGCTCATAGCCGCACCCGTTCAAACGGCGCGAGCAGACGGTCGACCATGTCCGGCGCAGGCGGGCTCTCGCCGCCCTCGCCCCGGTCCGCGCCATAGCTCGCCGCGACCAGATGCAGGATCGCCGCGCGCAAGGGCGCGGGAACCTCGTCCGGCGTTTCGCCATAGCCGGCGGTGAAGTCGATCTCGATGCCGCCAGCTCGAATATCCGGCCGGGGCAAAGCAAAAGGCAGGAGGGCCACCAGCCGTCCCGGCTCACCCGTCTCCACCCGGTATTCCGCAGAATTCCAGTCGGTCAGGTCGCCGTTACGGCCTCGCACCCTGACCGCCTCGACGCTGATCAGCGGCGCCCGCTTGAGCTGAACCGCCAGCCCCGATGCGCTCAACCGGTCCCGCGGCCAGTCCTCCAGCCGCTCGCGCCAGCTCTGGGTGATCAGCGCCAGCCCGGTCCGGGTTTCGACATGCTCGCAGGCGCTTTCGATCAGATCGGCGATCAGGGCGTCATCCTCGGAATGGCTCACCCGCAGCCAGGCTTTCGCCGCCTCCACGCTGACCGGTTCGGTCGCGGGCGGCGTGGTTCGCGTCAGGCTCATCGCGTCGCCTCCTTTTCAAAAAGCAAAGCCCCGGCGCTATGGCCGGGGCTTTGAGGTGGGGAGAGAGGGTTTGATCAGGCGGCGAATTTCAGGAGCTTGATCGCGTCGAAATCCTGCACGCCGCCGCCGACGCGGCGGGTGGTGTAGAAGAGAACGTAAGGCTTGGCGGAATAGGGATCGCGCAGCACCTGAACACCCTGGCGGTCCACCACCAGATAGCCGCGCTCGAAATCACCGAACGCAATCGAGAAGCTGTTGGCGCCGATATCGGGCATGTCCTCGGCCTCGGTGACGGGATAGCCCATCAGGCTGGCGGACTGGCCCGCGCTCTGGGCGGGCTGCCAGATATATTGCCCGTCCGCATCCTTGAACTTGCGCACGGCGGACACCGTGGCGCGGTTCATCACGAACCTTCCCTTGGCGCGATAGCTGGTCTTGGGCGCATAGATGAGATCAATCAGCGCATCCGCCGGGTCAGAGGCGGAGAAGCCGCCCGACACGCCCGTGGCGACAAAGCCCAGCTTGCCCCAGCTCTCCGAACCGACTGCCGCGACCTCATAATCGAGAAAGCCGCGCGGCTTGTTCACGCCATCGCCCAACACAAACGCCCGGCCCTCGGCTTCGGCGAACACGTCACGCACTTCCTCGGCCAGCCATTGCTCGAGATCCACCAGCGCATCATCGAGGATCGCCGGGGTGGCGGCGGGCATGGCGTAGAGCTCGGCTGTCGGGAACTCCAGAAGCTCCAGCGCGGAGGCGTCCGTTTCAGGCCGGCTCGCCGTCTCAGCCGCCCAGGCGCCGGTCGCGCCGCCCGCGCTGACAGGTTTGCGGAAGGTATGCGATGTCGTCTGCTTCACCGTGGCGATGGAGCGGATCGGGCTCACCTCGCGGATCAGGCGTTCAATGCGGGTTTCCAGCTCCGCCGGCGCCACATGGCCCCCCGTCGCGCCCGACTGCCCCGACAGCGCCTTGAGATCGAGCGCCGACGCAGACCCGGTGCGCAGGAAATCGCCCCAGCCCGTGCTCTTGATCGAGGCGCCGGACAGGTCCGGCCTCGCCGCTTCCCGGCTCAGACGATCCAGACGCGATTTGGCTTCATCGAGCGCGGCGTCGATGCGGTTCACCTTCTCGGTGATCAGCGGATCCGCGCCGGTCTTGGATTCCAGCGCATCCAGCCGCTGGTCATTGGCCTCTTTGAAGTGTTCGAACGCGGCCAGCATGTCGGCCATGGCGGCGCGCGTCTCGGCGGAGGGAACCGCCATCTTGGTTTCCCGGCTCATGAGTGTCCTTTCTGACTGGGAAGGAAAAGGCGGTCAGGCCGCCGACGCGGACAGCCGCGCCTTGGAAGGCTCCACAACGCGCAACCGCGCCTGAGCCAGCATGGGGAAGGTCACGATCGACACCTCCCACAGATCCAGTTGAAGCAGATCGCGCCCGCCGCCCGGTCGGGGCGCGGAGCGGATCGTGCGAAATCCGATGGAGAGGCCGTCAACAGCCCCCTCGGCCACCAGCCCCAAAGCGGCCTTGCCGCGCGGGGCGGTCGACAGAATGCGGCCGCGGACATAAAGCCCGCGGCCATCCTCGGCGATCTCGTCCCAGACCCCGACGGGTTCGGTCGCGTCATGCTGGAACAGCATGCGCACCCCGTTCGGACCGCGCGCCTTGAGCCCCTCTGCAAAGGCCCCGGCGCGGACGAGATCGCCGCCCTGATCCTCGATATCAAACAGGCTGGCATAGCCCGCCACCTCCAGCGTCTCGCCAGAGCGCTTCAGCGCCTGCATCGGCGTCTCCATTGTCAAAAGGGGCGGACCTCAGTCCTCTTCGAGCCGACGCTCGATGCGTTCGAGCGCGGCGCGGGAATAGGCCGCGTGCGCTTCCAGCCGCGCCAGACGCTCGGCCACCGGCGCAGACGCATCCGCGCGGGTTTCAAGCTGATCGAGCCGCTCATTCGCCGCCCCGGTCCACATCAGGGCGCCCGCAGTCTGAAGCGTCAAAGCGAGGATGACGCCCAGCGTAATGGATCGATCGAGCCGCCACGGACTGATCGTGTGTGACGTCTCGGTCATTGATCGCCTCCATGCGGGGCCAGACCCAGAAGGCTGCGCTTCTCGTCGTCGGTTAGAAACTCCGCCGAGGCCACCCTGGCCCAGCGCGCCGCGCGTTCGTCGGTGAAGGCGGGCAGGCCGTCTTCATCCACACAGAGCTTCGGGTCCTCGCCCAGCCAGGGCGCCAGAAAGCGATTGAGCGCCATAGCGCAACTCTTCGCCAGCGGCAGCACCGTCTGGCGATAAAACGCCTGATTGGCCTCGCGATAATTGGAATAGGTGTTGTCGCCGGGAAGGCCCAGCAGCATGGGCGGCACGCCGAAGGCCAGCGCGATTTCTCGCGCCGCCTCACGCCTTGCCTCGATGAAATCCATCTCGGCGGGGGAATGCCCCATCGGCTTCCAATCAAGCCCGCCTTCCAAGAGCAGGGGCCGCCCGGCGTTCTCGGCGCCGGTGTACAGGCTCTCAAGCTCCCCCTTCAGGCGCTCGAACTGATCGGGCGTCAAACGCCCCTGCCCGTCGCTTCCGGTCTTCACCACCAGCGCGCCAGAGGGCCGTGCGGCGTTATCGAGCAATGCTTTCGCCCAGGCGCCGCCCGCCGCGTGGACATCGACGGCCCTTGCCGCCGCCTCCATGGGCGACAGGCCATAATGATCATCGGTGGGGTGAAAGCGCTTGAGATGCAGGACGGGCGAGCGGCCCGAGGCGCGATCGCGTTGAAACACTTCCGCGCCCGACGTAGTGCGGTACTCCCAGCCCTCGGCCCAGCCCTTGGGCCCGGTCATTACCCGAACCCGGTCAGGCCGCAGCGCATACAGCGACGGCGCCCCGGTCTCAAAACCCGTCAGATGCAGATAGGCATCGCCCGCCACCTGAAGATGGCTCTGGACCATGTCGATCAGTTCGGGACCGGACTGGTCCGGGTTTGGCGCAGTCAGCAGCGCCAAGGCCGCCTCCCCCGCCCGGCCCTCACCCGCCTTGAACGAGGTCGCGGCGACCGCTTCAGCGACCAGCCGGACGCAGCGATGGGCGACGGCGTTGCGGGCATAGCCCTCGGTCGCGAAAGCGGCATAGCCGCGCGGGCTCCAGCTCGCCCCCGTTCCGAAGCCGAGCGCAAGGGTTCGCCCGGCCGCCTTGCGACCGAGACCCAGCCATTGCTTGAGCATGGCGTTCTCCTGTTGGTTTAAAGCCGCCGCAGCCTGGGGCTGGCGGCCTGTGGGGTCAGGGCGGCGATGGCCCAGACCAGCGCATCCACTCGGTCCGGGCTGCCGTGTTGATCGGGCGCGCCAAAGGCGCACATCTGGTCTTCCAATGCCGGGAGCCGCCCGGCATGGCGCACCCGGCCCCTGGCGTAGAGCGCGGCGACGGGTTCGGCTCTTGCCCGCTTGCCGCGGCTCGCATGCACCAGCCTGATCGGCAGGTCGGGCGCTGCGGCCTGCAACACGGCGCGGACCATGTCCCCGCCCTGATTGGCTTCGGCCACCACCCAGTCCGCATCCACCGCGTCAAAGGCTTCGGCCACTCTTGCCGCCCAGACTTCAGGCCGAGCTTGCAGGCTCATATCCTTGAGGACAACAAGCCGGGCGTCCCGGCCCAAACCCGCGACGCCCGCCGCGATGATCCCGCATTCATCTCCCGTTGCGCTCGCTGGCGGATCGACCGCCACCACGACGCGTTCAGGCTCAAAGGCGGGCAGACCCAGCGCCTGATCGATCAGGTCCCGCGTCCACAAGGCGCCGTCAGGATCATCGATCAGAACGCCCTCAAGCTCCTGCCGGGCCAGCCGCGAGGCGCCATAGCGATCCGTCATCGCGGCGACAAAGCCCGGCGCCAGATTGGCGGCGTTCGCCTGTGTGGCCGCATGGGTCATGACCACGCCAGCTTGTTTGAGCAGCGCCTTCAACGCCGGTATGGGCCTGGGAGTCGTCGTGATCATCAGTCTGGGATCTTCACCCAGCCGAAGCCCCAGCCCCAGCATGTCGAGCGTCTCCTGCGGGCGGGTCCAGGCGGCGAACTCATCCACCCAGGCGCAATCAAATTGCGGCCCGCGCAAGCCGTCCGGATCTTCGGAGGAGAAGCCATGGGCTTCCGCTCCGTTCGGCCAGATCAAACGATGCCGGCTGGCCTCATAGCGGGGGCGTTCGTCCGCCTCGCCGATATTGAGAAAGCCTGACGGGCCGGACACCATCACCTCGCGCACATCGGAAAAGGTCGGCGCCACCAGCGCGATCCGCCTGCGTCCCGCTATCACCTGTGCGCGTATCCATTCGGCCCCGGCGCGGGTCTTGCCCGCCCCCCGGCCGCCCAGAAACAGCCAGATGCGCCAGTCGCCCGGTGGCGGTTTCTGTTCATCGCGCGCCCAGAACGCCCAGCTATTAGCGACGCGCCTGATCTCCTCCGGCGTCTGATTGTGCACCCATGCCCTTCGCTCTGAGATGCTCTGCAAGGCGATCGAGTCGGCGATCAACTTCGGCGTAATAGTCTCGTTTCTCACCTTGGGGCGCCTCCGCCTGTGCGGCGGGCGTAGCGCCCGTCTTCTGTTCGGTCATGGTCTCGCTCCATTGTTTCAGATCGCGTCCCGCGCGGATCAGCGCAGCAATGGTCCGGGCCTGTTTTTCCGCCTGCGCGGCATCGCCCTCATCGAGCCGCGCCATGGCCCGTTCCAGGCGCCGGTTCAGCTCGGCGATCAGGCGCACCGGCGCCGGGGCCGGAAAGTTTTCATCGATCCAGCCGCATCGCAGTATGATTGTGCTGGCTTTCAGCCCATAGGCCTCCGCCAATGCGTCAGCGCTTTCACCGGCCCGCCAGCCTTCATGAATGGCGATCCAGTCAAAGCGTCGCCCGCCCGTCCGTTTCGGCGCCGGGTCAGGCGTCTTCGGGTTCATTTCGACCATGCCTGAAGACTAGGCGATAACCGCCCCGGTCGGATTGATCGCGCACAAAAACCGCCAACGCTCTAAGACATCGGCGGTTCCTGGTTCTCAACTTCGGGATTGGCGCGGATTTATTCCGGCTTTGCGTCCTGCCGGGCGACGATATGGTGCTCGAGATCGTCCTCATGGACGATGTTCTCGCTGATAAGCGTGCCTTTGACCGAATGCCCGGCCTCGATCACGCTATTGGGGTCGCCGGTCTTCAGCGGATGCCAGTCGGGCAGGTCCTTGCCCTCATGCAGCAAGCGATAGGCGCAGGTTTCCGGCATCCATTTGAGCTGGGCGATATTGTCCGCGCTCAGGCGGACGCAGCCGGGGACCTTGCTTTGGCGATTGGCGTAGTCCGAACAGCGAATGGTGTTCAGGTCCAAGAGCTTGCAGCCCACATTGGTGCGCCAGAAGGTGTCCGGATCGTCCTCATCGCCCAGGATGACGACGCAGCACTTGCCGCAGCCATCACACAGGGACTCCCATTCACTCACGCTCATTTCAGAAAGCGTCTTGCGTTCGTAGAAAGGACGAGTATCGCTCATCGCCTGAATTTAGCCGTGATCAGCTGTTCTTGAGATCATTCCCAATACGCCCGTCCGGGCGGCAAACCTGTCGAGGCTCGCCATCACCTTCCGTGCCGATCAAAAGCCCTCCCCATGGACCCGGCTGAAATCCCGCTGGCGCCTGGTCGCCCTGGTCACGGCGCAGATCGTGATCCTGGTCGGGCTGATCAGCGGGATCGCCTTCTGGCGTTGGGCCTACCACGACTTGCCGTCGGTTCCAACTACCGCACAAGAGTTGTGGAGCGTCCGGCGCGAACCGGCAGTGACCGTACTGGCGGAGAATGGCGCAATCCTGGGTCAGCGCGGTCCGCTCTATGCGCGCCCGGTGCGGCTGGACGACCTGCCCGACCATGTGCCCCAGGCCTTCCTGGCGGTCGAGGACCGGCGCTTTTACGAGCATGACGGCTTTGACGAACGCGGCTTTGCCCGCGCCATGTGGGCGAATGTGCGCGCCGGCGGCCTTGTTCAGGGGGGCTCGACCCTGACCATGCAGCTGGTGAAGAACCTGATCCTCAGCCCCGAACGCACGATCCGGCGCAAGATCCAGGAAATCCGCATCGCCACCGAGCTCGAGGACAATCTGACCAAGCAGGAGATCCTCGAGCTCTATCTCAACCGGGTCTATCTGGGCGATCAGGCCTATGGCGTGGAAGCCGCCGCGCGGCGCTATTTCAACAAGCCCGCCAGCGATCTGACCCTGTCAGAAGCGGCGCTTCTGGCGGCCCTGCCCAAGGCGCCCTCGCGCCTCGCGCCCACCTCGAACCTGCCCGCCGCCCGCGCCCGCGCCGCCGAGGTGCTCTATGACATGCTCGACGCCGGTTTCATTGACGAGACCGCCTATCAGGACGCCCTCGAGAACCCGGCGGAGCTGGCCGCCGGGGATGAAAGCTTTGAACCGGGCGCTTTCGGCTATGTGTTCGATCAGGCCCTCGCCGAAGCGCGCCAGCACCTGGGCGACGCGGCGGACACGCCCGACCTTGTCATCCGCACCAGTGTCAGCGTCAGCGCCCAGACCGCCGCCGAGCGCGCCGTCGCCGCGGT